TAAGCGATATGCCAGAAGGTGGAAATTGTATAACATTACTCATTTATCCCTCCAATTGTGATTTTAACCCGCGAGTCTTCGCCATGCTCTTTATGGTAAACAACGCTAGTCATTGATCTTTCAGCCCCATAGCCTGAGTCTGAGTGCCATTGATCGGTAGCGGTAAGACTGCCCCAGTGTTCAAAGTGCATCGAGCCAACTTCGCGGGATGTATGGTGATGAATATGTCCTAAATGGCAATAACGGTTTTTAGATTGTGACCATTCATTGTCTAGGTTCTTGATCACCGTTTGTAGAATCTGCTCATGCTTCATCCGATCCCCGTGATGGAATACGAATAGATTGTTGTGCCATTGGAAATGTATAAACTTAGAATAATTAGGCAGGACGCTTACCCTTGGCTCTTCAGAATAGAGTAATTCCAAACAGCTAGACAAATGGCAAGCCATATCAGAATCATGGTTGCCGCGAACATTGATCACAATGACTTGCTTATGGGTTTTAAGCATTTGGGTAATTAAAAGTTGGAACAACCTGCCAGCCAGCTTAAACGTCTTGGCGATGCGGGTATCTACATCAACCGGCGTACCCTTAGTGGTAGTGTTAAAACTACTATCGGCATGGAAAAAATCCCCCACATTAAGAAGAACCCCAACTTCTGCGTTGCCTACCCTGTTTGTAAGACGGTCAGTAGCATCAATCAAAACCTTGGTTGCTATCTTAACGTCCCAGTCATCGTCATCAACTTTCGTTTCTGAATCTGCAAGCATCCCAAAGTGGTGATCGCCGATCATATACATGGCCAGATAGTCAGCGTTTACTTTGGCAGGTTCTTTAACTGGCTTTTTAAAGCCTTTTAAATCGTCTTTAACGCCGTCAACCATTAATGCGAGGCGTTCTTTAAGGCTTTTCTTTTCAGGCTCTTGTATAACCCACTGGAGGGCCACAGAACCATCATCTTTGTAAGCGGTGCTTATCCGCTTGGCCTCAAATCCTTCTGCCGTCTGATGCGTCAAGTCTCGATGCGGTGCAACTCCTTGCTGTGCAGCCTTTTTTTCTAAAACTTGTATCATCCTGTCAACGCTTTGCCTAGCGCAATTTATTTCTCTCGCTGCTGCGCTATGACTGCCACATTTTATGACCGCATCTAAAACCTCATGGTGTCTATCTGTTGTTGCAAATTCCTTTAATACTCTTGGGTCAACCTTGGCCATGTTACTTATCCTGTTTAGCTTTCAACCTTTGGTACTCGCTATCTTCTGGAACTGTCAGCAGCACCCCATTATCTACAGCCCAATGATACACTTGATCCATAAAATTAACCATTTCGCCTTTTTTAAGGCTAGTAGTAGACTTTACCTGCCCTTCAATAGATGTCTTTCCGATCTTAATATCGTAAGTACCCAAGAATCTCTGCTTCATCATCATCTTCAGGTTGTCTTTAGTTGCGGTAGGAATCTTCTTAATAAAGTGTTCTGACATTTGCCCGCACCAAACATGAAACAGGGCGTTCTGGCTTAAACTTCTAGGGTCTTGGTATTGCTCCATCTTTAAAACTAAAGGACTGGAATAATCCCAGCCCTCTATTCGCTTTAGCAGAAAGGGTAGTCGCTTTTCTATTTCCGACCTGCTGTTGATTTGTACAAAGTCCCCTTGGCTCATAACCTTACCCTTAACCATTTTCCTGATAGCTGCTGGCTTTTTGTTTCTAATTTATCGCAACCTCTGGATCGCTTCATGTAATCCGAAGGTTTCTTGCCACGATCACCAACCCTATAGAGATCACGATCAGTGCAATGCGGCTTACCGTACAGCCTACCCTTGATCGTTGCCTTGCTAACATTAACAGCCTCGGCTAATTGCTTATAAGTGTAGGCTTTGCCATATTCGAGTTTTGAAGTGTGGCACCCGCAGAATCTGTTAGGGCATTCTTCACATTCTGGATGCTTTTGATAATAAACAAATCTGGGTTGATTAATTGCTCCCATGTCTTAACTCCCCATCGTAATAAAACCCACGTTGAGCAAGATAATACTGCTTCATTTCTTGCTGCTGCTCTATAGGTAGCCAAGTAATATCAGTAAGGCTTTCATCTAGCGTTCTAGCTCTTATGCTATCGGCCTTCTTGTAACTCTTAGCCATCGGTGAGCTACCGCCTTGATTCTGCGCTCTAGATAGCCAGCTATTAACAAAGCGTTTAATTCCTGCCTTGGTCTTTCGCTTAGTAGGGTTAGCATCTAGCCATGATTCCATAGCCATCAGTTCTTGGTCTACGTTAACTGCTGGATAAGCCCTGCCCCATTGGATGATATCGGCTTGTTCTGGTTGCCAATCTTCTTTAGTATTAAGCAGCATTATTCACCCCATGATAGCTTTTTGCGCGACAGCGGAATCTAAACAGATCACGGTGATCAGGATACTCACCAGCAAATTTCCTTGCATAATGACTAATCCAGCCATCATCAATTTTAAACTGGCTATCATTTTCTTCAATCATGGTTTCCCACCGAATGCGATGAAATATATTTTTTGCTGAATAATACGACCTGCGGCTTGCAACCTGTAATGCAAACCTAACAAACATTTCGTATATCTCAGGGTTTTTTTCGTGATGCAAATTAAAGTTTTCTTGTGACCATTTACCGTTCATTGTGACCTCCTACAGTCTAATTAATTAATACTTTTTACAAGTGTACAAATACTCTTTGCCATCATCTAGCTCATCAATAAACAACTTAACAAGTTTCCTAAACTCTTTGTTCTGCACTAAACACTGCTGAAAAATATTGTGCAAAGTCCAACCAGTAATCTCGACTGATCCATACCAAGTTTCTAAACTGGCTCTTGCTGAATATATCCTTTTAGGCATTTTGACAACAGTGTTACGGATGTCTTGCTCTTTTATATTGAATTGAGCATCTTTCTCATTCTGGATGCCATTTATTTTAATTCCCATTTTGTTCTCCTATGGCTCGGCAAGCCTCGCCCGATAAAGTTAGTAAATATGTTTCTTATAATTTTCTTTTGTTACTTTTAGAAACACTTTATTAAAGATGATTTAACCCTTTTACTACGAATAGTAAATTTACGATCAGAGGGCTAAAGCAACTCTGCGGTAATACTTGTGACCGTATCGGATATCCAACCTATCCTTTAATAACTACCGAGTTATCGCAGGGGCTATGTACTGGAGGGTCAACCACGCTCTGACGTTTTATTTAAGGAGTCCGTCAGCCTCTAGCCCGATCACTTTTTATACTCTAATCTATCTAAATGTAAAAATATACTTATTTGCCTACTTATTACCAAAAGCTATAAAAGCATCGATGCTTATACCTAAATGAAAGGTTAAAAGCTGGATGGTATGTAGCTTGATGTTTTTATTGGAGCGCCACCTTAACATTTGCTGCGGTGATGTCCCACTGCGTTTAGCCAATTCACGGCTTGTAATACCTTGTTCCTTTTGTGCCGCTTTGAGGCATTTGCCTGCGTCGATTAATTCCATCTTAAAAATTCCTGTGATATATTAATTAGGCTGGTTCCCCCGATCAGCAACCTCCTATGGTTTGCCCCTCGAAAGAGGGGCTTTTTTAGGCTAGAACGGTACGTCATCATCCAGTTCTTCGATACTCATACTTTCCTTAGCTGTAGCAACTTGACCCGCTGATCCTGCTGGTGATCCTGAGTCGGTATAAAATACCTTAACATTTCCAAGAATCGGGGTTTTAGTGCCGGCTTCCCGCTCTTCTTTGTCAAGGGTCTGGCTTATAAACCCATTATTATCATATTGATCAGATACAGCAGTATCAACAAAGGTGGTTAGATCAAGATATGTTCCCTTTGCGCCTTTATACAGGCGTGACTTGTCAATCTTGGTAACGTCAATTCTTAAAGATAATCCTACTTTCATTTTAACTTCTCCACTTGGTTTAGTATTTCAGCCACAGCCCCTTGGACTTCGATGGCTAGTTTTGCGATATATTCTTCATCGCGTTCAACCCGCACTAGAACATGCGGCATTTCTGGATGGTAGGCAAAGAAGTCCCACCAATCACGTTTGGTAATCCACATACAGCCTTGGATTTGCTGCCAGTATTTCTTGACCCCTACTTGGGGATCACGTAGATAGCTAACCATAGTCTTAGGGGCTGGGCATTTAATCTCTAGCCCTCCCTTATCTAATATCAAGCCGTCAGGCGAACAGCCAAACTCATAGCTAGTATGTAGAATGAAACCAGTCTCAATAACATCATTGCTAGATATAAACTCATACGCCTCCCTAGCTTCTGGCTCAAGTTCAGTTCCGCGCTGCATCCACTCAGTAACGTGGAACGGCTCAGATTGCCCTGTAAGGCGTTCTGCTATCAACTCATTGACATACCCATCAGCAGAGGTGCTTGGCTTTCCAGTCTGTGTTATTAGCTTGGAAAACATGCTTGCAGAAGGCTTGCCCAGTCGTGCAGCAAGCCATTCGGGTGAACCCTGCTCATGGTCTAAGATAATCACTTCTTGGCCTCTAGCGCGGCAACAGCGCGGTCATAATGTACAGCTAGAACTTGATCAATAGACTTAACCTTTAACCATTTACAAAACTTGGCTTCATCACTTTCGGTTTCATCAAGAAGTTTCTTGATAGCAATTACCTCATCTTCAGTAATTTTCTTCTTGTCATCACCGCGTAGCATTGCAGATTCTGCGTCATCATCGGCTGTGGGGATTCCCGCGATTGACTGTAAAGCGTACCGTCTTGCGTACGTTATGGCTGACCCTGATGCCTGTGGGTCTTTCTTGACCGTAGGCAGGGTGTAATCCATTTCTAACCACTGGCCAGATATGTGCATCAGGCGAGTAGATACGCCAACGCCATTTTCGTTACTAACTGGGAACTGGGTATAGCTTAATCCGTTGTCAGAAAACGGTTGCTTGATCGCCTTGATAACCGCCGTTAGATCAGCATAGCTAGACTTAAAGAAAGGGTTGGCACTGTCTTTAACAGCACCCCCCATTTGACCCTGCGCGTTACATAGTGCGCTGGCTAACTCATTGATTGATTCGCTTGATTTCATTGTTGACCTCCTATGGTCTGTTCTTTTGCATACTGCTCACCATAACCAAAATAGTAAGCCTCTGATTGCCCGTCTAGGGCTTGATAGCCTAAAACACAGTCATACTCACCGCGCTCCAGATCGTTTAAATCGTTGATTCCCATATTGCCTCCTACAGCAAATGCCCCCTTGCGGGGGCGGTTAAACTAAGCAGCTTGCTTAAAAGTATTTAAAAGAATATTTAGTTCTATTAGAGCAAACTCGCATCCCTTGATTCGATCTTGATCATTATTTTTTATATTGCTTAACCATGCTTTTTCTAAATCAGCGATTTGAGCGTTGATGGTTGCTTCGATAGTTGTAATAGTCATTTTGTAACCCTTGTTTTATTGAATGTGAGATTATAATTACACAACTAAACCATAAAGTAAACTCTTTTGTTAATTAATATGCAAAAAAAAGCCCCGCAATAAGCAGGGCCAAAGGGGGATACATAATTCACTATTCAAAAGTGTACGCATTATTGCGCCTGAAAAGTATAACACCATTCATCTTGATATTAATAGCTCCAAATGGCTGGATTAGGAAAACCATCTTTTTAAGTTCGGTTTACATTTATGTTTACTTGTGGTATAATGGCTATGCCATCACGGAATGGCACGTTCTTTAAAAATCAAAAAACCAAGGAGAATAATATGTTTACATTAGCGCAAGTTAGGAAAGAAGCCGCAAAGCACAAAGCAGATTTATTTATAAATAGAGAGCATGGCGAAGCAGAAGTGTGGCTGCCTAAAGGTCAACTGTGGCAGTCAACCGAAGCATCTTGCATTGTGATTAGCTTTGGCTACAGGGGGGCAGGCGTAATGCCTCAAGTCTATAGTCATTTGATAGAAGACATGTCCCACGGAATACGTTGATCTTACTGCCCCTTTTCGGAGGGGCTTTTTTATGTTCTATGTAAAATTTAATATGACCAGATAGCAGGGCAGGGGAATCCATCTTCTTCAGTACACGCATCTAGGTGAATAAATCTGCCGCCACCCTTCTGCTGTATACCTATTCTCTGTATACCATGCTTTTGGGCCACTCTAACGATTTCTAACGCCTTTTCTCCGCTGGCTAGTATATCTACTGCCTTTCCGGTGGTATGCGCTCCTAGCACCTCTTTACGGGCTTCTATTGGGTGTTCTGGCGACCTGTAAGCAGAGGATAGGGCAAAGCTAAAGCCGCACTCTTCGCGGATAGCATTTAGGGTCTTTAAAAAGTCTTCATCAAAACCTTCTTTGCCGGTATGCTTGCAAGCCAGTTCTTTGGGTTTAAAGTAGTTTTTATCTTCGGTCTTTGGTGACTTAGCCATGTTATTTACCTTCTATTTGTTTGGTCTTCTCGAATGATCTCATACCGCCTAATCCTAATAGACCACCAAGTATTGGCATAAGTGTACCGCCATCTGCTTGAGGTATTACAACGCCAAAGCCAGCGGCTATAGGTGAGATTAGGTAGTTGACTGCGAGGGCAAGGACACAGACCCATCCGGTAGCTGGTCGCCAAGAACTTTGGAACCAGTTTCCTTTGGCTTCTTGAGTGTTGAGCTTAACCTGTGCCAGTGCAAGTTCCTGTGCATGTTTATCCGACAATGTGCTGATTTCGTGCGCGAGCTTGGCTTTCTGATCTTTGTCCTCCACGAACTTATCAAGTAAACCCGTCACTGGGCCAATTAAAGAGGCAACTATACTCATATTAGACCCTTATCAATTAAGAATAACCCAATGATTAAAGGATAAATGCCCCAGAGCATCAATTCGCTTTTCTTAAATCGCTCAGAACCATCATCTAAACGCTTTTCGATATTTTGGTATCGTATCGCGCATTCTTTTTCGTGGCCTTCTAGTCTAATTAGGGCTTCTTTAACAGTGGCCATTATGAGTTCCGTACAAGTATAGCTTCGACAAATAGCGAAACTTCGTTAGTTGAACTTGAGCTTTTGCACTCAAAGTGAAAGTCGGTTTTTTCATCAATCTTAAAAGGCACTTGGCGATCAAAGCTAACGCTCTGCGAAAAGGTAGCTTCTGTTACCCTGAGAGTTCTGCCAGCAGAGTTAGTTGCTACATTCCTTAGATATAGATACTTCTGACCATTGACGGTTCCAGAGGTGCAATCGATTCTAAACAGATAGATGCTGTAACCAGCGGGGACGGTGTAAACGGATGATTGAGTAGTTCCGATCTCAGCGCCAATAAAGGCGTACTTAGTGCCGCCATTACTGATGTTGATGTCGCCTACGTTAGAGCCTGTGAGGATTGCTGCGCTGTTGATGCGTAGAAATGATGCGCTAGTTGTTACTGCTGATGTGCCTGTAAGAGTAACAGTCTCGCTGATAGTTTCGTAGTTAGCGTCAAGACCATTGATAAGAACCTGCATTGTGTCTGATGACGATACACTAACCACACTCATAGTAACCGCAGAAGTAGGGTAGGCGTAGTTACCGCCATCATCCCATATAGTTTCGTATGAAGTTCCTACAGTCCGATTAAATCCAAAGATGTTAAGGGGCTGACTGTCCCAGATATTACCTTTGGCTATATCGTGTAGAAGGTGCGGAGTTGGTCTTACTTCATCAAACTGATACATCAGATTCACTCTTTAATTAGTAATTACATACTGCCCAATATTGAGAATATAACATATACCGCAGCGCCTATGGTTGGGATTGCGATTAATGCAGTACAGATCACAGTAAACATCTCAACTATATTTTGTTTATTTTTAGCCTTGGCGTGCAGCCTTTCTTTTTCTTCTTGCGCTCTGTCTTTCTTTGCTTGCGATTGGAACGCCAGCCAGTCATCCCACAGCCCTGCGCGACCATGCCACTGCATAATCTCGCGCAACTCAGTCTCTTGCTCCTTTAAAGCCTCTAGCGCCATGAATGCTTCCATGTCTGACTTGTTACCCGACTTATTGGCTTTCTTGGCAATGGAGCTTTTGCTGTCAAAGTAGCTTGTTACTTGGTTGGCTACGCGGTGCAGTTCTTGACCGTTACTGTTGGCGTTCTTGATAACACCGAATGCCGCATTAGCGACTGCAATCTCTGCAAGCATAGCTGTACTCCTTACTGTTTAGTTAGCTTGCTGTGTAACCGTTACCTGCAACAATCGCTGCATCACATGCGGTCATGTCTTCGCTGCCCCAATCGTCCTTGGCTACCATCAACTCAAGGTGCTGAGTGTTGCGGTCTACACAGCCTTGACGGTCTTCGGCATCATCATCAGCCATAGAGTCACCTGCGATAACTGCTGTGATTAAAGCTACGCTGTCACCCATTGCTGAGTAGTCTTGTGCTAGTTGTTCTGCGGTACGTGGTTCCATTTTATTATCCTTCTAAGGTTTCTATTCTTGCGGTTAATGATTCAATTAAGGCTTGTTGCTCTTGGATGGCTTTAATGCACAGAGATACCATGTTTCCATAAGCTAAGGAATCTGGCTCACCATCATCGTTGTATTGCACAAACTCCGTCAACCCAGCGTCATGCACTTCCTCAGCAATTAAGCCACCAAATACGGTGTCGCCATCATTATTGCCCTTATAAGTTACAGGGCGAAGTGCCATCGCTTCGGCAAGACCAAAAGGCGCGTCGTTAATGGTGTTCTTATAACGAGCAGATGACGTTGACCTGTAAAGCCTTCCACCTGTTGCAATATGGACGTTAGCAGCCGAGGAAGTTGTATCAGAGTAAACAAGAGGAACGTGGGTGTTAGTATTCTGATAAACATAAAAACCAAGATTACCAGCACCATCTGACAAGACGATGTTGTTGTTTGAGGTGCGAATGTCTAAGCCGCCTTGGTTGCCGCTGTATGCGCCAATAATGGTGTTTTTGGAGCCAGTGGTAATTGCTGCCCCTGCACCTGTACCAATAGCCGTATTATTTATGCCAGTAGTTGCTAGATTTAATGCAAACTGACCAACCGCTGTATTTTCTGAACCTGTAGTTGTGTAAAGTGCGCCACGACCGAGTGCTACGTTGTAACTACCCGTTGTGTTTGAATACAACGCTTGATAGCCCATTGCAACAGAATATATACCAGTAGTTTGCGTGCGTGCCGCTTCCAGACCAACCGCTGTGTTGTGAGCGCCTGTGGTGTTTGCTAATAAAGCATAATGACCAACTGCGGTGTTGTTAGATGCGGTTGTGTTATTGCCTAAAGCAGCCCTACCCAATCCCGTATTATTGCTCCCAGTAGTATTAGCATTTAAGCCACCCTTACCCACTGCTGTATTTGGGCCGCCAGTGGTGTTAGCACTCAAAGCATCAAAGCCAACTGCAACATTATCACTTGAAGTTGTAATCGCATCACCCGCAAGACCACCTATGAGGGTATTTTGAATGCCTGTGGTTACTGCTTGACCTGCTGATCTTCCCAGTGCCGTATTAAAAGTTCCAGCCGCAACGCTCGCTAATGCTTGGGAACCTACTGCTGTATTATCCGCTCCTGTTGCTAAAGTTAAGGCAGAGTAACCGACTGCCGTGTTTTGAGCGCCTGTTATGTTTGTACTTAAAGCGGCATAACCAAGGGCAGTGTTGTAAGACGCAGTTGTATTAGCAGATAGTGCGCTTGTGCCCACTGCTACGTTTACTGCGCCTGTGGTGTTTGCTAATAAAGCATAATAACCTACTCCTGTATTGTTTGAAGCTGTTGTATTAGCATTTAATGAGCCTTCACCTAGTGCTGTATTGTTAGCACCTGTAGTGTTTGAACCTAATGAACCTTTACCAAGAGCGTTGTTGTAAGAACCTGTAGTATTTGCATCTAAAGAAGTTGCTCCTACTGCTACGTTGTTAGTTCCTGTGGTGTTTGCGGTTAAAGCACTTGTACCAACCGCTGTGTTGTTAGAAGCAGATGAGTTTGTGGCTAATGCGTTTTTGCCCACCGCTACATTACTATTTCCAGTAGTTAATTTAAGCGCCCTATATCCGACACCAACATTTTCAGATCCTGATGTAACAGTCATAAGAGCTTCAAAGCCTACGGCTACGCTTTCATCACCTACAGTCAAAGCCGTACCTGCTTCATCGCCTACGACAACATTATAATTACCACCGCTTGCAATGCTGTTACCTGCGTTGACACCGAATCGGACGTTAGAGGTTCCTAGCGTTGGGGTGGATAGAGAGCCGTCTGAGGAAATACGGAAGCGTTCTGTGTTATTGGTTGCAAATGCTAAACTTCTATTGTTTACATCAATCTGCATTGGGTCAGAGTTAGCCGTACCTGTGGTTTTTATGTCGATAATTCCGTTTCCAGAATCTCTAAAACGGGCAATAGTGCCTGTTGAACCAGTGACATCTAAGGTGTCGGAGTTGACTGCCCCAGTAACGTCTATGCCTGTGGAGGTGGTGGCTAGTTTTGTTGAGTTATCAAATCTTAATTTACAAGCACCATCATCTGCAAAGTGTGCAAATACTTCGTTACCATTTCCTTTTCTGAAAAATATATTAGAAGAACCTTGTAAGTATAAGTCTCCAGTTCCAGTATCTTTAACAAAACTATCACTACCATCATGGTAAATCTGTAGGTCATCACCAGCACCAAACGTAGCCTTGTCATTGTCTCCCAATGCAATGCCGCCGTTGGCTGTGATTTCGCCAGAGGTTGTTAAGCCTACAAACGTAGGACTATCGGTAGTAGCTACGCCTTGATCAAGAGCCTTAACAGACGCTATGGAAGTCAACTCGCTGTCCATCAATGCACCAGCGGCTGTTACGTTGGTAGCATCGGTGACATCTGCACTGGCTTCAATACCGTCTAGCTTTGTGCCATCTGTAGCAACATCACGACCATCAAAGGTGCTGTTAGTTGTAATAGCTCCAGTCATAGCACCACCAGACTTGGGTAGTGCAGCGTCTGCTGTAGTGCCTTGAGCTGCTGTAGCGTAATCTGAAGAATCAAAAGCCTTAACCTGTGCAAGGTTAGTTACTTCAGAATCCATTAGTGCGCCAGCGGCTGTGACGTTGGTGGTATCTGTTACGTCTGCTGAAGCCTCGATGCCATCCAACTTAGTTCCGTCAGTAGCGACATCACGCCCATCAACAGTGGAAGTCGTAGTTATAGCACCAGTAAAAGCCGCGCCAGAAAGCTCGGCCTTATCGGTATTTAGATTGGTAAAGTTAGCATCAACTTCATTATTTGTAAGGGGCGAGCCTTTGCCTGCCCTTGTAGTAATCGTAGACATCGGTAGCCCCTTCCAATTAAGGTGCGGTTAAAGT